TGATGTTGAGCAATCTGCACAAAAAGACATAGTTGACAGTGGACAAGAAGAAGAGTATAATTATGAAGAAAGCAAACCTAAAAAATCATTCGAAGGATTTAAATTTTCATGATTAATGTATTTACCGAAGATTGGTTGGAAAGTACTAAAATAAACAATCCAAATTTTGAAATTCTCAATTTAGGACCCATTGAGGTACTAATTGCAAAAGATTTTTTAAAATATCCTGATAAATTAGTTGAACTCACTCAAAGTTTTAAATTTTTTGAATCGATTCAATTAAATACTGCTAGACCAGGAAAAACTTTTAATTTTGGAGCAAATATTCACGGATATTCTGATCCATTTAAAAATACTGTATCTTTAGCATTTGGTGCAAATACATGTGAAGTGACTAATATGTATTTCAATTGTTTCAATGGAAATATGAAAACTAGGATGCATTATCCACATGTAGATTCTAAAGCAATAACTTCAGAACAATCATACAGACAATCAACAAATGTTGTTGGAAATATTGGATTAACAAAAGATATTAAAGGTGGTACTGGATTTTGGTCATACAAAGGAAAAATTAACACTATTGATATGACAATTGATGAATCAAATGATATTGAAAATTTTTGGAACAACTTGCAAAATAATAGACCAAAAAAAATTCACAGACTTAATACATTTGGCATTAATACATATGATTGGCAACAATTGAAGGATGATGGACCTTGGAAACTCGAATGTGTAGCACCATTAGAATATAATACATATGTGTTATATTCTCCATTTTTAATTCATAACCCATATATAGAAACTGATTGGAATATTGATACTGATCGTTTATCACTTGCTACATTTTTTAGGATGCATCCATCCAATTTAATGCCAAATACTGGAAATAATAAAAATGATAGTATTTCTAAAATATGGAATATGTTTAGATTAAATTCTCTGTACAATTTTGAAATTTAAAAAAAAAATTATGACAACTATCGAACCTAATAAGTATATTGAATTTGTTCGTCAAACCACTAGTCCAGCAAGTAGTGAATATCCAAAACTTGTTGAGCGTTTGAATGAACTGGAAGGACAAGGTGCTGATGTTCCTCGTCTTCTAACCTCTGCATTTGGTATGAGTGCCGAAGCAGGTGAATTTACCGAAGTAGTTAAAAAGATTTTCCTTCAAGGCAAACCTTATACCGAAGAGAATGTCTTTCATATGAAGCGTGAACTTGGGGACTTGTGTTGGTATCTTGCACAAGCATGTATGGCACTAGATATTACATTTGAGGAAGTTCTTGAAATGAACTATCAGAAACTGAGTGCTCGTTATCCAGAGGGAACGTTTGATGTATATCGCTCAGAAAACCGTGTTCAGGGCGATTTGTAATAAATATTTCAAAAAATATGTCTATTCTTGGAAAAAGAAGCGGAAGACCAATAAGTAGAATTCAATTTAATGCAATTCTTAAAAGATTTATTGTTTTCTTAAAAAGAGAATTAACTTTGACTATTGATATTCCTTATATACTGATTGATGATCCCGATTTTTCAAAGAAAAATAGAGCATTTGGTATGATGAATAGTGATGGCGTTGTTTACATCAGTATTATTAATCGCCATCCATTAGACATCTTAAGAACCGTTGCTCATGAGGTTGTTCATTACAAACAATCTATTAAACGTGTTGCAATGAACCCAAATCCTGGCAGTCCTTCAGAAAATGAAGCAAATGCAAAAGCAGGAGAAATTATGAGAAAGTATGGAAAACTTCATCCAGAATTATTTGATCTAATATCCATTAGGTGATATAATTCTTTTATTGGGGGCATAGCTCAATTGGTAGTGCTCCTGTTTATAGAGTTAGTCTAATGTATAAATAATACAGAGGTCTAACTTTAGGATTATGGCAATAGCAACTTGCAAAGGGTGCTCACAAGAGTTTTCTTACAAACCATCACAAAAGATGGGCATTTATTGTTCAAATAAATGTCAGATGATGCATCAACAAAAGATGTATGTTGATGGTTGGTTGCAAGGTGAAAATAGTGGAGGTACTGGTTTCCAACTATCTAGACATATTCGCCATTATTTGATAGAATTGTCAGATAACAAATGTTCTCAATGTGGTTGGGGGGAAACAAACCAACATACAGGAAATGTGCCACTTCAAATAGACCACATTGATGGCGACCCACATAATCATACTGCTAATAATTTAAGAGTCCTCTGTCCTAATTGCCATTCTTTAACTTCTACTTATGGTGTGCATGGTAAAGGTAGAAAAGGTCGTAGAGCACTCTTAATGTCAAAGGGGGATTAGTTTAGTGGTAAAACGGGTGCTTTGCAAGCATCAGTCACCAGTTCGACTCTGGTATTCTCCACTTTTTAAACTGGCACAAGGTGTCATGTCAGATCCAGTATTATGCACTATCATACTGGTATGACCACAAAACCTCAAATGAAAAACACACACCTCGAACACCCCGAAGATTCCATTCTGACTGGTGATCTATCAGTACTGGATTGGTTTGTGACTCCTGGACACCTTTCTGTAAAGATTGATGGAAGTCCTGCAATTGTGTGGGGTACAAATCCTGCCAATGGAAACTTTTTTGTTGGAACTAAATCAGTATTCAATAAGGTGAAAATCAAAATCAACCATTCGCATGAAGAGATTGATGTGAATCATGAAGGTAGAGTCGCAGACATTCTTCATGTTTGCTTTGATTGGTTACCTCGCACGGAATGCATCTATCAGGGCGACCTTATTGGGTTTGGTGGACTTTCTGAATATACTCCCAATATTATCACTTACAAATTTCCTGAGGTAGTTGCACAGAATATTATCATCGCACCTCACACTTGCTATTATGCTGAGAGTGATCTTCGTGATGCAGTAGCGATGCCTGACCGTGCAATCTGGTATGATAATGACAACGTTAAGTTTGTAAAACCTGAAGTGTCTATCGTCTCTGGTGCTGAGTATTTTGAAGATCTGGAAGAGATTTGTGAATTTGCTAAATGTATTTCTGGCGCCGTACAGTTTGCCACTCCAAAAGAATCTGCTCAACTGAAAAAGGAACTCAATGCTTGTATCCGTGAACGTAGGGAGATCAATCCTGATGATTTTGAAAACAAGAACTTGATTAATTTCTGGAAATTGGTAAAGTCAATTAAAGAGGATGCTTTATACCTCTGCCGTAACAATGGACCTGAGGCATATATTCAGAATGATCAAATTGACGCTGAAGGTTATGTGATGACTAATGAGTTTGGAATGTTTAAATTGGTCAACCGTGAGGTGTTCTCTCACGCCAATTTTACAATGCAAAAGAATTGGTAGTCATAAATATAAGTATATTTTATTGTTTATGAGCATTTTGAATACGGAAAATTGGAATAGGAAATGAAAAGTTTTTCTAAATTTATAACCGAAGCAACCAGCAAGGCAGTTCAACAGGCAACTCGTATGGGTCTTGTTACTGATGGTCATGGTGGATGGTACAATAGAGGTACGGGAGAATTTACTGCCAAAACTGTTCGGGGTGAATTGAAGTTTTATAATAAGCGCCAAATAATTGGTGCAAAAGATCCTAACCAAACAGAACAGGAAAAAAATCTTTCTCAAACATCTTATGCACAATCTGCCCCTCAACAACAGGCGCAACAACCAGATCCTCAGCAACAAGTACCACAAGAAGCAGTTCCACAAGATCAAGTTCCAGTAGATCAGCAACAGGCGCAAGAACCACTTCCACAAGAACCATTTTCTCCACCACCAGTTGAAAAAACATTAGGAACTTTGACGATTGCTTTTGGTCGTTTTAATCCACCAACAGTTGGACATCTTCAATTGATGGACACTGCGGCCGCAGCCGCAGAACAAGATCAAAGTGATTATATGATTGTCCCTTCTCGTTCTCAGGACGCAAAGAAAAATCCTTTGGATGCTGATACAAAAATTTTCTACATGAGAAAAATGTTCCCTCAGCATAGTGAGAGAATTTATAATGATGTAAATATGAGAACCATCTTTGATGTTCTAAAAAAAGCACATAATGATGGATATTCAAGTGTAAGAATTGTTGGTGGATCTGATAGAGTTAAAGAATTTGATAAATTGGCAAATAATTATAATGGAAA